AGGCGGCACCAAGTACATCAAAGTGTTTTACGGCGATGAGCCGGACGGCAAAACCGAGCACGGCCTGTCGATTATCGGCATGGCGGCTGACGACAACGTGGCCGATGAGATCTTCGCCGCCGGTGCTCACTTCTCGCCCCTGGAACTGGTGCGCATCACCTTCGACGTGGCCCGTGGTGGCCAGAACAAGGGCAAAAATCTCGCCCTGCACATTGAGTCGGTCAAGCCTCGCGCTGCCACTCAAACAGCCCAACAAACTCCAAGCAAACCCACTGCCGAAGCGCCCAAGGCGTAACGGCTAACCGGGAGGGTTTGCCATGTATCGCTATCTGTTTATCGCTGCGCTTGGGGCCATTGGCGGCTACCTGTGGGGCCTCTCTGACGGCCTCTCCATTGCCGACTCGGTGATTGCCCAGGTGCAAGCGTTCGGCGGCCTTCCCCTGGTGGGTAACTACTGATGGTCGTTGCTGTTCAGGTTTGCATGGAGTGGGTCACCAACGTGACTGACGGTGTTCCGTCTATCAGCTGCTCCCAACTTGGATGGCAACAGGCCTACCTGATTCCGCCTGAGGCCGCTGGCTATGTAGACATTTTGATCTCGGGTGGATTTTCGCCGGAAGCCTTCGCTGTGGGATTTGGCGGGGTGCTGCTGGTGTTCGCTGTAGGGCTATCCAGTGGGTGGATGGCTTCAATCCTTCGACGTATGAGGTAACAACCAATGAACCAACTGAAAACCAACCTGCAAAACAACGCTTCCACCTTTCGCGCCAAAGCCAGCCATCTGGCCCTGGTTGCCGGTGTCTCTGTCGCCATGGCCGGTAACGCCATGGCTGCCGTGATTCCGGTGGTGGATGTGGACGAAGTGAAAGCGCAGATCAGCCAGGGCGGCACCGACGCCGGCAGCATCGGCACCACCATTGCCATCGTATTGGCCGTGCTGGCGTGCGCTGGTGTCGTGTTCGGCATGCTGCGCAAGTCGTAAGAAATGCTCTGGTCAGTGTGGCTCGGCGCGTTTGTGGCCGGGGCCTTCATAACCGGTTACCGCTGCGGCGAGTTCTTCTGATCTGGAGGGAAAAGGGGCCGATAAAAAGGCCCCTTTTTTATTGCATGCGTACATACATCGCCGCTCTTCTTTTTGCTATCTCTAGCGTCTATGCCAGTGGTTCTTTTGCTCAGGACTACAAGTGGTATTTGAACGCGGTCTCTAACGTCTTTTATGACTCTCCCGCCGCTGTTTGTGCGTCTTACCCTACGACCACTAACGGTGACGGCACTACGTTCACCCCTGCTGGCCCTCAGTATCTGCGCGATGGTTGGTTCTATTGCACCGAAAGGGTGGTGCAGACCAACGGCAATACAAACGTCGGTGTTTACAACGGGTACGCCGCTGTTCGAGTCGGTGACAGCTGCCCAGCTGGTGGCATCTATCACCCTGACACGGGTGAGTGCGATATCCCCCCGTGCCCGGTAGGGCAAATCCGCGACACGATGACAGGTCTCTGCATCGTCCCTCCGACCGATTGCAAAGCGAAGATTGGTCAAAGCCACAGCCTTTGGCTGCACTCGTTTGACTTTGAAATGTGTGTTTCTGGTTGCTCTCTCGCTATCACCAGCGCTCAGCCCGTAAAGCGCCTGGTCGATGAAGGTGTCGACTACGACGTGCAAGGCGAATACACCGGCGAAACCTGCACGGCAAACACGCCGATCGACGAAACCTGCGGCGACAACTGCCAAATGTCCCCGCCCACCGAGTCGTCCACTGATACCCAGTGCACCGCCACGGTCACCGATGCGGAAGGTCGTCAGCAGTCCAACTGCCAGACTACCGACACCATGAAGGATATTCAGGCCTGTGTTTCCAAGGGCGGTTCATTGGGCCAAATCAACGGCATGCTTGATTGCGTGGCTGCGAACAAAGGCCCCAAGGCGTCGCTGACCACCAAGGACGTCAAACAAACCACCGAAACCAAGGCAGACGGTGGAACCAAGACCACCACCGAAACTACTACCACAGTCAAAAACTGCGTAGGCACCAAGGCGTGCACGACCACAAGCACCACCGTAACCAACGTCAGCAACACCAACGCTAACGGCACCAACGGTGGTGAGTCTTCTAGCTGCAAGGGCGATAACTGCGGCTCGGGCGGTAAGGAGTCGACCACCCCTGGCGAGTCGGAAGAGAAGGAAGAAGAAGGCGTTGCCGGCCCGACCAAGTCCCTGGTGAAAATCGACTCCGTGGGCTTTGGCCAAACCGGTAAAGAGTGGGAAGACAAGATTGCTGCCGGCCGCCAGCAACTGGATGGCCTGATTGACCAATATTCAAACCTCTTCTCGGGTGCCTTCGATCTGAACATCGGCACCGGTGGCGGCGCGTTGCCTTGCTACAAAATTCCGGTCAACGCCCTAAAGATCAACACCACCCTCGATTTCTGCCCCGCCAAGTTTGAAGACCAACTCATCTACCTCAAATACATCCTCTTAGCCTGCGCCACGATCCTGGCCGGCTTCTTCATTCTGAGGGACTAACTCATGGAATGGCTCAGTGGTGCGCTCGACCAAGTTTTCACCTTCTTCCAGTACATCTGGGATTTCCTAACGACCGGCATCTACACGCTGATCAAAGAGACCATGGTGATTCTCACCAAGGCGGCTTTGTACTCGTTTATTCAGATGCAGATTTTTGCCCTTGAGGTCGCTTTCGAAGCGGCTCAGGACATCGTCAACAGCATCGGCATTACCCAGCAGATAAAGCAGATGTATTCAGGCCTACCGGCTGAGGTGTTGTCCGGTCTGTCCTTCTTCGGCATACCGCAGGCGCTGAACATTCTGTTTTCCGGGCTCTCTACCCGGTTCGTTCTGCGCTTCGTGCCGTTCATAGGGCGCTGACCATGGCCATCAAAATTCACCATGGCCCGAACGGCTCCTACAAAACCTCCGGCGCTATCCAAGACGACGCTGTCCGAGCGCTGAAAGCCGGCCGGCTGATCATCACCAACATTCGCGGCTTCACCCTGGAGCGAGTTTTACAGGTGATGCCGGATCTGCCCGAGTCGGTCGACATCATCAACCTCGACCTCGAGGTTCGGGCTGACATGGAAAGGATGCGCTCTTGGTTCCAATGGGCACCGCGGGGCGCGTTCATCATCTTCGACGAAACCCAACTGGTCTTCCCCAAGGCCTGGCGGGAAAAGGACCTGGCTCAGTTCGATTTCCCTGGTGGCAGTGAAGCGGCCGCCGCTGCGGATCGCCCGATGGATTGGCTCGACGGCTGGACTCGCCACCGGCACTGGAACTGGGACGTCGTCCTGACCACCCCGAACATCAGCTACATCCGTGACGATATCCGGATGACCAGCGAAATGGCCTACCGGCATTCCAACCTCGCCGTGATCGGCATCTCTGGCCGCTACAAGGAGGCCCAACATGACGCCCAGCTCAACCGTGCCCCCGCTGAAGGCACCATCATTGAATACAAGCGAATCAAGCCCGACACCTTCAAGCTCTACCAATCCACCGCCACCGGCGTCTCCCAAGACACCACGGCCGGGAAGAGCTTTTTACGCTCGCCTAAGTTACTGGCACTCCTGGTACTTATTACCGGCCTTATTGTCTTTCTGGTATCTATGGGTGGGCCTAGTTTCGGCACTCTCAAAGCCAGTAAAGACGCACCTGTTGCCGCCCCTGCGCAAACTGCTGCGCCTGGTCCTGCGCCTGCTCAAAGTCCTACTAATGTGGCTGCTTCTCTACTGCCTGTTTCTATGGGTGGCCAGCCGGCTGCTGCATTTCCTACTGTCCTAGCGCACCCATTCGATGGGCGACAGATCTACGTCGAAGCCGTGATCGAAGGTACCCGTAATGGTGAGTTCAGCCGCAAGGTGATGTTTCAGGTCGAGGATGCCCAAGGGCGGGTATTCAGGCAGACCGGAAATGAGCTGAGCGAGATTGGCTACAAGCTCGGCTATCGCGGCCCGTGCTTCGTGGTGATCAAGTACAAGAAGTGGGAAGGCCAGGCTACGTGCCGTGGCTCTGTGCCGGTCCAGCGTATCGCGCAGGGTCAACCGGGCCTGCCCGCGAACAACGTCAACACCCCCACACAAACGCCCGTAAACGCCCCTTCAAGCGAAGTGGTGGGCACCCGTGTGGTTGGGATTCCGTACACGCCAGCACCACGGACATTGCTCAATTGAGGGCACGCGGCGGCGCAGCAAGCGGCTAGGTACAGAGCGCCGCTAGCCGCCGCGTGACGTCCCTGTAACACGTCATACAAAACGAACTGAACGACCAGACTAAACCAGAGTAATTGGAAAAAATGGCCAAGATAAAAGACTTCACTCGTATCAACTTGCTGACCGGTTTGGTCGATTCGGCAAGCCGTCTTTTTGTCGACCCAGAGCAGATGGGTTTCGTGGATCTGGCAGACGTTCGCCTGCTCCGTTGTGGCGTCGATACCGTGCGCCAGTTGTACAAAGGCATGATCCGCCCGGAAATCATGGCCCTTTTTGAAACCCCTGGTGCCATCGTCGATTTCGCTGGTCAGCGTTGGCATTCAGGCAGGGTAGGGAAGGACTCGGGTTACCAGTACAAGCTCCAGAATGCGGACCTGGGCATCATCCTGCTGGTGAAGAACTTCAACGCCAAAATCGACAGCATTGGCCCACACTTGAAAATCGAAGTCTCGCCCCACGCCATCGACAACTTGTCGCCTGCGCGCCTGCAAGCGCGGCTCGACTTCTACGCTGACGCTGTGCTGTCCCACTTGGAAATCAACCAATGCGCCGTGCACCTGGCGCTAGATCTACAGGGCTGGATACCTCCGCAGGATCTGGTGGCCCGCATGCACTGCCGGGCGCGTACCCATCGTGATATCTCGGGTATCAATGAGCTGCACTGGCACATGAAATCCAGCGTCTACGGACGTGGCGAAACCTCGATGTTTGGCTCGGCCAACGGCGTGCAACTCTGCCTCTACAACAAAACCGAGCAAGCTCGCGCTACCGACAAACTCGACTACTGGGAAAGCGTGTGGCGTCGCCGTGACTCGTTCGATCACGACGACCCCAACAACTACAACCCTGAGCAAGACGTCTGGCGCATCGAGCTGCGGTATCACCATTCCATCATCCAGCAGTTCGCCAGTGGCTCCACCGACCTGGCTACCGGCAACACCATTGATACGCGGTCGTTTGAGGCGTTTTCCTGTCATCTGGACGGCCTGTGGCGGTACGGCTTGGCCCAGTTCAAGCTGCTGGCCCGCCCTGGTTATTTCATGCCCATCTGGTCGCTTATTCGCGATGACGTGAAGGTCGAAATTGAAGCCGATTCGCTGCTCGATGAGACCGACTACAAACGCTATTACAAGACCAGCAGAGGCTTTAGCGGTAAGAACGTAGAGCTTTTCCTGGGCAACTTCGTCAGCTTGCTGGCAAGGGAAAAGGTGGGCGCAAAAAAGGCGTTTGAGACGCTCACGCAATGGGATTGCTGGGCCGTC